CTTTGAGGATTAACACCTATTACTTCATAAGCTTGTTGCTTAAAGTGATTAGCTAACTGTATCCTTGACATCAATCTCTCTGTCTGAGATAGATCTAGTTTTTGGAAGTGTTGGAAGTTTAATGCATTCTCAGTGTTTGTAATAGAAGTATCTAAGGGTAACATCTGGAAATTCTTCATTGCCACATAAGCCTTAGCCAAATTCCCTTTACCCCAGTCTTCTCCTAAAGAGTGTCTTGGTAAAGTATTCTGGTCAAGCATAATAATAGTACCAAGCTCATCTACTAAGATATCCGCTATCTGGTTATTTACTATGTTATATCCAATCTGGTATGGCTTCATTAAGTCAATAAGTGCAGTGGATTTAGTGTTTCTGTCTGAAAAAACTGCGCCCTCCACAGGAAGTTTACAACCATATAGTGTAGCATCACCTTTAAACTGGAACTTAATAGGACCCATTTTATTTCTATTGACACCTAGATATATAGGAGCAAAGCCTCCAGGATTATTCATACCCCAGAAAGATGGAATGTTTGGTCCAATCTTTACACCACCCCATACCTCATTAATCCAGATCCAGTCTATATGCTCACCAAATACAAGATTATCTTTACTCTTGTTTTTGATAAGTCTTGTGTCATATATAGGCTTATCAGTTATCTTATAGTCTTCAGTTATTACATCATTAAACACTTCTCCGGAATCAGATATCTTAGTTAAGTGTCCAACCTTTCTCTGTGACTTCCAATATACTGTAGATACTCTTAACAAATATGCAGTACCTTGATCATAGTAATCTTCTCCTTCAGAAAGAATTTGTGTAATAACATCTCCTCCTTCTAGTACATTACCTGTCATAGCTGTAGTATACTGACGGTATCCTAATGAAGGCATGTTAGTATTCCATTCATGAGACTTAGTTCCATCATAGAAACTACCATCATTCTGCATACCACCAATATTATAACCAGCAGATCTAATAGGATATACAGCTTCTAGTGCAGCTAATTGCTCCTCAGACATTATATAACCATATCTATCTATAACATCAGATGGTGTCATCATATCTGTTTTACCTACCCAGTTAGCCTGAGATATATATCTAGCATCCGGAGACTTGTGATAGAATGTAATAGCTGGATTCCAAAGTTCTACTTCATAATCATCCTCCATCATACGGAAATGCCAGAACTCACGGTCTGTAATTAACATGTCACGGAAACCTCTTTCTTCAAGTTCATCCATGTTAAATCTTTCTACATCAACTTTGTGCTGGTGAGTAGCCCATTCTTCTACCATAGATTTATAATCTTTGCGGAAGAACATTTCTATTTCTGGAAGTGACTTAAGTTTTTCTGGTGATACTTCTTGTTGAAATTCTTCAGACTCAGGATCCATGCCTTGCTCTATTAAAGCAGCCTGGATTTTCATCTGTGCATCAGATAGTAATGTTTCTTCTACCATCTTTCTTTTTTGTTCAAGCATCTCATTGTAAGATAGCTCATCCATAGCTCTGTATGTAACCTTACTAGATCTTTTTGCAAATTCAGCTACTAGAACATTAATAACATTTGGAATAATTGGGTAGAACTTTAACTCAAGAGCTGAAGCATCTTCTTTTGTAAGAATCTCCACAATGTCTCTATAGTCATTATCTTCTTCTACTATATAGTCAGATTTATCTATAATACCTTTGGCAAGTTTGTAGTTCTTCATTAGTCTTCTAGCATTTCTCCGGATTTGCTTAAGACCTTGCCATTCATGCCAGTCTAAATTCCAAGCAGCCCACTCTTCATCTTTTTCTTTTCTAGGTAAAAATTGTAATGGCTGGGTTATAGTACCCATTCTATTACTTTGAGTTTTTGCCCCAGATTTGGCCTGCAATGCGTTTATAATCTGCATAATACTTTACTTTATATTTTTAAATGGTGATCTTGTAATTCCTTTGCTTAATGAATTACCAGAACCACCCATGTGTCTAAATGGACTCTTATTTAATTTAAACAAATTTTCTGACTTTTGCAAGTTTTTAGCCACATCATCCATGATTGTTCTTGTTGCAAACCCTCTATTTGATTCTTGAATCCTCATAAAAGCAACAAGAGCTGCAAAAGAAACTAGTCTATCCACATTGACTCCATCTGCATATTCTCTCATTTCTTTGATTAACATAGGGTCAGGAATCCTTTCTATTCCATATTTTGTTCTGACAACAGTACCATCAGGTTTTGTTTCCACATCTATTTCTTCTTTACAATATTCTATGGCATAACTTAGAAGATGGGCTTTAAAAAGGGTGCCTGTATTTTTCCAACCATACTCCTGAAATACATTGGCATTAGATCCAAGATCTTTCAGGAACATAATCTGACCTTTAGGCACCAGATACTTTTGTTTTTTTCTGGATATCATATACTGGATAAATAGAGATATGTTATTCTCTATAAGTGTCCAGGCATTATACCATTCTATAATTAATTCTAGTTTCTGGTGGGTTTTATTTATATCATCAAATCTACCACACCATGCAGCTACTATTTTACCTTGTTCTATGTATGTCTCTGTTTCAACACCAGTAACCTTAGTTACTTGAAGTGGGGCTTTCATTACATATATTGAACATAGTGATTCTGAGGTAGTTGTTTTTCCTTCAGACACGGGGTCAATAGATGCATAATATGTTTGACCAAACTGAGCATCTTTGATAGGTCTTTCCCATACAACTAATACTCCTGTTTTATCTTCTGTCTTTTTGGATATAGGGAACTCAGATATAGGTCTTTTATTTGTAGGCATTACAGCAGGCTTACCATTCTCATCTGTGCTTATATCTAAGAATTCATAACCATAGCTTTTTTCTTCTATTCTTCTTTCTTGTGCTGCAAGCAAGTGAGTAGGAAATACAGATACTGTTCTATGATCAAATGCTTCTTTAATGTTTCTTGGATGCTGAGATATCCTTAACTGGTAGTCTTCCGGACTTAATTCTTTTTTCCATTTCTCAAACTGTTCATCTAGAGCTTTTAATGCAGCTTCTACAAGTGAATTACCATAAGTATCTATGTGTGGAGGCATAGACCATTGTTCAGGAATAAATAAACCTGACATACCTATAGTACCTTTATCATCAATTAGATCTGTTTCTACTGCATATATATCTTTAGATAACGGATTAAGGATCATATCTCTCAGTGGATTACATTGAGATAAGTCACCCACAGATCCTGCAGCTATAAACATTCCTGTAGTAATAAGTCCAGATCTCATGGCCGGGCGCATGTACTCATATGTCTGATCCATCTTAGGAGCAATCCCAGCCTCCTCATGAAAGAAGTATTTAACTGGACCCCCTACACCATTTGTTGGATCTTTCTCAAATGACATACCTTGTATAGTACCTTTAAGACCAACTTCATTCTTTCTATCTCCTTTTCTTACCTCAATCTTTTGCTGCCACATCATTACTTTATCCGGTGACATAGGTCTGTACCATGCTGTATGTTCATTTAGGAATGCAGCATATTCTTGTAAGAACTTCCAGGATCCTTTCTCATTGATATAATCCTTAAGACTGGCTCCCATCTTGAGAGTAACCCCAGCCTCAAACCATTGCTGATTTATAAACTTACCCATATGATAGTAAGAAGAGGCTATCTGCCGTTTCTTTAAGATAGCTGAGTGTTTATAATTAAGTTCTGCCAACAACTCATATAAGGCCATATGATACTGAGCATCCCTGATCTTAGCAAAGCCAAACTGTTGTATCTCTTTGTCAAAGATAGGCAAGAAGTTTAACCACATGTAGTATTCTCTAGCTACAAACCATGTGTTATCTTTATCTTTTACTATAATACCTTTACGGCATTTAAGCTTTTGATCATCCCAATATGTTATATAGTCTTTTGATTTGAATGGAGATGTAGTATATACTCCAGCTTTTTTAAACTTGACTGACTCAGATATAAAAACTTCATTGGTAGTTTCATTGAAGTTGTACTTACCTGGTTCTTTAAATACTCCAAAGATAAAGTTGCTGAACTCTTCTCTGGATTCAAAACTTGTGGTTGTCCAGTTTCCGTTGTCATAGGTTGGTATGTCTTGGTAAATTTCACTCATTACATGTCATATGCTAGTCCTTGTCCACCTCTAACTTTACTTTGTTGTTCTTCTTGAAGATCTTTATAGGCTCCTTTAAAAGACTGTCTAATTGCATCATAGTTTTTAGCTGCGCTAATTAGAGAGTTTATATTACCATCTCTACCTGCAGTAATTGTAGTTACTTCCATATATCTTGCTAATCTATCTAACATGGATGCAATACCTTTATATGCTCTAGATGTTGGTGTTTCATACATTCTTTCACAGAATTTAAGCGCAGTAAACACAGCATCATCTTCTGTTGAGAACTCACCTTCTATCTGTTGCATGATCAGGTTTTCTTTATCTATATCTGGTGTGTAGAAGAAAGGATTCATATCTGGATTAGGACATGTCATGTAGAATAAGTACTGATATATCTTAAGGTAATCTTCTGGATAATCATCCATGATATCTTTAAGTGCCTTTAGAGTATAGCAATGCTCTGTTGGTATTACTACATTATTTTGTATTTCAAATAGCTTAACTATCATATAAAGGGATTTTCAATTTTTGGTTTGGACTTTATGCCAAATAACTTTTTAAAACCATCTATAAGTCCTGTTGCAAGATATGAATTAAAAAATAAATGGTCATTATCAACTACAACATATCCTTTTAAATATTCCTCATCTGGTGAGTAGCTTATACTTGTTTTTTTATTTGGTTTAATCTTTACAAGTAATTTACCTTTATATCTAAATAACACTAAGCCTGAATAGCCCAATATTATTGTTCTTCCTGGGTAATTCTTATCATAGTGTCTTACTTCATAAAATTTCATACTATTTTTTTTTAATTGGGTTGTCTTTCATATAGTGAATAATTGCCTGTACTTCATCTACTAAATAAGGTACTGCAATTGCTTTTACTTCTTTTATTACAGGGTCTCCATTCTCATCTTTCTTAGTTACAGGATACCCCCAATTATCTTCAGCCTCTACCTCAAACATAACATGGTGTATAAATATTCTTCCTGGTTTTAGTTTAGGATTATGCTTCAATATAATATACATATAAATACTCAATTGTAAAGCATAATGATAGAAATGACAGTCATCTAAGTTATCTACTGGTGGTAGCATTTTATCCGGCATACCCTCCCAGTTTACATAAGACTCCATATCTATCTTCTTATTAGTCTTGTAGTCAGTGATATTTACTTTACCATTGACTACTTCAACTAAATCTGATTGGCCACATAAGCCTGCTGACTTAAGATAGACCATATGTTCTGGATACACGCCTGGTTCTAACTTTTGATTTGGTGCTACTCTTATCCCATTATTCTCACCAGATGGTTTAAATACAGGTATAGTAACTCCTTCTCTTTCTAATGAAGCTAAAGAGCATAAGTCATCTTCTCTTTGGTTATGGTACCATGTACCTAAGGTAGTAGATCTGTCTGCTTCATTAGTCCATATCTGCTGTATCAATACAGGATCAATACCAAACCATTTTGACTTTTTACTCTTAGTAACTTTCTCTGCAGTCTTTTTTGCATCAAAAGGTTTTTTAAAAGCTGATACTACAGAAGTAACACTAGTCCAGCTAATGTTTTCTTCTGAGCTTAAGCTTTTGTAGCTATGATCTGCTGCATTAAATACTATACTCATGTTTAATCTTTAGATTCATCTAATGCATCTAACTCATCTTCCTTTTCTTCAGTAGTAAGTGCTTCCCATTTACCTAGTGGACATTCTGATGATAAAGATCTTGTTTTAAAGTTAAGTGAGCACCCACATTCATTACAGCAAGGAGCTGTGCCTTTAACAGCACACTTCTTTCCTTTGTGTTCACATTCATCACATATACTATATCTTAATCTAGCTATTTCTTCTACTGTCTCATCTCTGATAACTGAGTTAGTTATGCCTTCAATTATTTGGTTTCTGTTCTCCCAAATTAGTTTTAGTGTGTTTTTCATCTTTTTCTTTTTTAAAAGTTTCTCTTCTTTGTTCTTCTAACAGAATCTTCTGTTCTAATACAATAAGCAAGTCAAGCTTTGACTCAATTCTTTTTTTATTAAAGTATGCTCCAAAAGTGGATGTGTCATGGTTTTCTAAAGACTTTTTAAATCTTGGTATAGACTTTTTTACTGTAGAGCTTTTTGTTATAAACTGACCTAAACCATCTATGTTTATTCTTGGATGCTCTAAGTTTGCCACACATTCTCTAATTCTTTTGTAGTAAAAGTCTATAAAATTTTCAACTAGTATCTGATCTACATCAAGATCTTCAGCTACATGTTTATATAAACTAGATGCTTTCTTGGGTATCATTCTGACCAAAGAATTTGTAATCTAATAATATATTCCCATCTGTTTGTATCTTCAGATCTGGGTTTAAACTGATTATCTTTTTATTGTCTTTATCCTTTATCACTAAGCCATTTTTCTCAGCTTTATTAATACAGTTTCTGACAGTCTGTGGTGTTTTAAATATCCACTCCTCCTCAGAAGATGCATCATAGCAAAAGTTAGTTAGCTCAATTGGCTGGTTAAAGCTCAATAGTGTTAAACAGTTTAAATCAGATTCACTCATTGTCACACGGTTAATGTAACAATGAGTTAGTATCTGAAATTTAACAACATCCCATTTGGGCATTTTGACCCGCTTTTGTACTTGGTTTACAAGTGCCATGGTTTATTGTTTTTTAAGCTTTCTTTCTTTTGGTGTAGGTACTTCATCTTGAACAAGATCTTCTCTCTCATTTTCTTCTTCCTCAAATTCTTCATGGTTCTGAGGATTCATCATCATTGCCATTTGAACTTGGAACTGTGCTCTTCTAAATCTTACTTCATCTATCTCAGCAAGTTTCTTCTCATAATTAAGTTGAGCATCCAGATAGGGAATTGAGTCTTCATAAAACTTAAGCATGTCAGCTTTTTTTGCAGCTAATTCTTCTGCAGATAATTCCATTTCTGGTTCATGTTGGTTCATGTTTTCCATTGTATATATTTTATAAGTTTAGACAAATATACAATAAAAGTTTAAACAAGATATATTTAAAACAAAAAATCCAGGCATACAAAGTACCTGGATTAGTATATCTAGTATATCTTAATCATAGTCCTGGAACTCTTCTTCTTTTTATATACTTCTTCTGTCTAACTTTTCTTTTGCTTCCTCTACAACCCGGAGGATCACCTGGTCCACCAGTACATTGACTTTCTGCAGATGCTGCATTAGGAGATTGCAAACCTGTTACTCCGCCAACCTCATAACTTTTCATTGACCTGATCATTGGTGCAGGTCCTCCTTTTTGCATTGACTTACAGAATACTGTAGCATCTGTAACTCCTTTTAATCCATGTTTCATATTATCTATTTTTAATTGTAAAGTTTAAAACAGTAAGCAGGTAAAACTCTCTTGATATATCTATCTCTAGTGAGAATATGTCCAAACTAGATAATCTCAATCTTACCATCACTTTATCCCACTGCTTCTTTGAATTATTCCAGTTGTTTCTCAGTTTCATACTATAAGCTTAATAACATATCAATTAACTCTTGCTGCGGGAACATGTCCACTTTACCTCTTAATACATTAGTGTGAGAGTACATTCCAGGTGTAGAATTAGCTTTAGCCAAATCTAACACATCAAATCCATCAGCACCTTTAGCTTTTACATACTCTACTAAACCTACTCTAGGATCTATGTTATATTTCTCAGCTACAAATAGTATCCATTGTTTTAATGCAGTTATCTGAGCATCTGAGTATCTGTGCCAGAACTGAAATTCACGGAATGGTTTAGCTAGCTTAACTATTTGATTAGGATCTGCTGGTGTACCAACATATGTTTTACCATTAACTATCTGACCCATACAACATACCTCAATAGCTACAGAGTTTCTATGCATAACAGAGTTACCTGTACCTGTGTGCCACCCATATCCTCCTTCTGGAAAACATTGGATTAATTCACCGTCATACTTAGTATCTCCATTTCTAACAGACTGTCCTCCTAATACAAATTCAGTGGCTACATTACCTCTGTCATCTCTTCCCCACATGTCAGCTACTTGATAAGGGTTTTCCCATCCTGCTGTGTGGTGTAAGAATATCCAATTCTTTGGAACTGGGCCAGCAAAATAAGTACCTGGAATCATGTAATGTTTCTTAATCTCTAGAGCTTTTTCTACTTCTAGATTTTCTGCATTATCAGTATTAAGAATACCCATGTGTGCCCAAGTCTTAGGACCTACTATACCATCTACTACTAAACCATTTTTCTTTTGATAAGATTTTACTGCAGATTCTGTTTTAGGACCAAAGATTCCATCAGCTGTAAGTTTTAAAAATTCTTGAAGAGTAACCACTGCTGGGCCCTTACTTCCTTTCTTTAAAACAGTCATGACTTCTTATTAAATTTTCTTTTCATAATATTTGCTATAAATGTACCCCATCTTTTAAGTACATTGTTTTCAGCATCTACCACTACTTCAGTTCCTTCTTCTGTTTTAGTAACAGTTACATCTAGTTTTTTTGTATCATACTTGAACTCTTTTTTAGTCTCATCTACATTAAGTTCAGCATCTACTTTAGGTGTATCTACTACTACATTTACTTTTTTACCTTGTTTTTTAGCTTTAACTTTTACTTTTTTAGTTTCTACACCAATTTCAAAGTCTTCTACTTTTTTTGCTTTTTTAGCCATTGTTGATTATTTAGGGGTTTCTATTTCTTTACTATCTACTACTGTTAACTGAGATAGAGTAGCTGCCACTGTTCCTGCAGTTACTAAATAACCAGCTATTGTTACTACTGTAGCTGGTAATGTTATTGGAGCTGCTATAACTACCCCTGCTGCTGCACCTACTGCAATTGCAACCTTTTGTACTTTCTTCCAGAACTTAGGTGTTTTAGCATTCCATCTTTTTTTTATATCAGTCATGTCTATTGTTTACTATGAATAATTTTACTGCATCTGATAATTCACTTACATTCTTTGCTAAGTTTTTAATTTCAAGCTGTGTAAGTTCTTGTAGTGCTTGATATTTTATTTGACTTTCTTGTTGTACAAGTTCTATTTTACCTTTTAACTTACCTTGTTCTTCTGTATTTTTTCTTACATCAGAGTGTATCATTTTTAAAAAGTATCCAAATATAGCAAAAATTGAACTAGCTACAAAAAGGATGAGTGTCATTATCCAAGTTTCCATTGTTGTTATGTTATAAATATATATTTATAATATACAAAAAATTATTAAACTGACCAAGCAAAATAAGTAAAAATACTTAGTTAAACTTCATATTGAGGTAGTTCGACATTATTAACCCAGTCAATGATGTCCTGATCATTCCAGTCATCTTGATATGTATATCCTGCAAAGTCAACACCAAATATTGCAGATGGAGTTGTCAGTAATACATTTGCTGTACATGTTTTATCAATGATGTTATCAACAACTGTTGTCACAGTTACTGTTGGATTGATAATTTCGACGTTGAATTGAGGGAATTTATAAGTTGCCATAATTTATGATAGTGTTGTTCCTGTTACGGTGAATGTTCTTACAGGGAAATAGGTTAAATTTGCACTGTTTGTTTTTGGAGTTTGTGTATTAACTAAACCTGTATTTCCAAAAACATATGCAGCTGTTGTTGCACTTAATATAGTATTTGAGCTCCAGTAAATTCTACCTAATGAAGATAAATTTAAAGGTGCATAATTTAAGAAATTATTGTTGTTAGAGCCATAATCAACAAAGTTAAATATCTCTTTTATGTTAGGTAATCTCCAACCACTTGTGAAAGTTCCAACTGAAAAAGCAAGTGAATTGTCAACAGCTTGATTCCAAGTATTACCCGTTGCAATATTAACACGTGAAAGACCCAACACTGTTGAACCATTATAAGTACTCCAATCTATTACAATATTATCAGTATAAGTTTGACCGCCTAATTCATCTGTAAATCTATTCGTGTTACCAAATGGATTATTACTTGCTAAGACTGTGAATGATGTTGCACGTCCTGCCTCAATATCTCCATCATCACCTGTTCTATATGAAGTAGTTTGACCTGTTTTCATCAGTGTTGCTCCAACAGGAGCTGAGGTAGATGTTGATTTTATGTCTATTCTTGTACTCATATTATCTACTTATTTCTTCCCAATCTACAGATACATAAGCTCCTAATGTACCTCCTGTAGCATCAATAGCCATTTCAATAACCAATTCATATGCTACTCCAGTAAAAGTATTTCTTTCTAGTTGAGCTGCAAACAGAGCTTCTTTTAGTATATCCATACTTGGAGAACCCTGATTAGATGAGTTTATATATCCTTGTGCTAATACTCTACCTCCAGAAGCAGATGCACCTGTTAAGTTATATTCAACAGCAGAATCAGGTCCTATAGGAGTCCATAAACCACCAGTTATAGTTGCAGATTGAACAACTCTCCAAGCATAGTTTTTACCATTACCTAACCCTAACAAAGATACAGCAGTAAGTATTACAATAGCATCTAATTTAGTTGATACAAGTCTTATTCCAACTATAGGATAATATGTTCCTGCTACAGCAAATGTTACTGGAGTAAGTATTGGAGTACCAATAGCTTGTTGTGCTCCTCTTAATTCATAACCTCCCTCAGATATTACAGTAGAACAAACTTGTTTTAATGTGCTAGCTATTGCTGTAGCTCCAGTATTTGTAATCTCATATCTTAATGGTAATGAAGCTGTAGTGATATAAGTAGAGGTAATTAAGTTAGCATGATTGAATCTATGACAAACTATAAAGTTACCATCTATTACAAATCCTAATCTTACAGTTCCTTCTCCTAACCACTCTATATCCATAAATAGAATCTGAGCTTTAGTTATATCTAAAGTTATTCCTGAAGGTCCATTGCCATCTAGTTTGTCTGCATTCCAAGAACCTTGATCTACAATTGTTTCTGTAACAATACCTGTCACTAAACTTCTTTCTACAAAGCTTAATGTTTCATCTTCTAACTGAATATATATACCATTGTCAGTTCCAAAATAACCTACTCTTTGTCTTAATCCTGTTTGGGCAGGGGCCATTACAAATGTATTCATTACAAGTAATGACTTACCTGGTTGATAAGAAAATACTTTTGCAGTTTCTCTTAATACTTCTGAACCACTTGCAGTAGTTACACCTAATTTTACTAGTCCTTCACTTGGACTAAATACAGCAGTACCACCACTAGCAGTAGCAGTATTCCATAAACCATTATCTCTATATCTATGTGAAGAATCAAATAATGTTAATGGTTGTGCTACTCTTATCCTACCAAATGCATCAGCAAGCATTGGATCATTAGCCAATATTGATTGGTTAGATCCAGAAGTATTTATAACTATACCCATTATAAATAATTATAAGCAACTATTAAAGAAGAACCTACATTAGTAGTAGTATCCCAAAAGAAATTATTACCATTATAAAAGTTCATAACTCCACCAGCATCTAAATTTAATGTTTCACCTGGAGCAAGGTCTTGATAAATCATTCCTCCATCTACAGAAACACGAGCATTAGCTGTTCCAACACTAGCAAAAGATATAGATAGTACAGCAACACCAGAAGTATCTGAATCAGCATTAGTATATCTTTGGAATGCTGGATTTATCATAACATTTGCTTGGTCTGGACCTAACTTAACAGGTAATGCATTTGATGAGTTTACTACATCACCATCAACACATAAACTAACTTGATCATCACAAGTTAAAGAACCAGATGTACTGTTAGCTATTGCTTGAAGTCCTTGTAATACTTTAAGTTGCCAAGGAAAATTATTTCCCTGGTTTCCACTATTTCTTAAATCTCCTATACTATTTGACATGGTTTTATATTTATTTAGTTTTTATATCTTTAGGAGAATAGAGTACCTCAAGTGCTTGTACAATAAATGTTGCATCTTGTAATGAATAAACTCCTTTTTTAAATCCTTGATCTAAAGCCTGATTTAGAATCTCAATTGCTTGTTCTTCTGTCATATTGCTTTTAATTCTTTTACTTGTTTTTTAGTAAGACCCTTAACAAACCATTCTTTACCTATTATAAATTTAATGTGTTCTGTGTTTATATTTAATCTTTCTACTTCATCTTCAGTAAGAGTTTCTTTAGCTTTTAACTCTTTAATTAAGTTAAAACAGTCGTAAGTACCTGATATAAACTTTTGTATTTCTTCTGATGTATATTCTATTTCCATGACTTAAATATATAAATAATTATGCTAATAAAATTTTTCTTGCTACTCCGTTAATTACTACATTCCAAACTTGAGTTGATGTATTAACTTCTGTTGTTACTGAACCTGCATTATAAGATGCAGAACCTACTACAAATTGATTACTTGCAGTTGCTGTTGCAGCACGTCCTATTATTACTGATCCATCAAAATCACCTGAACTTGTACCTGTTCCAATAGCTGTATTATCCTTACCACTGGTATTACCAAAAAGTGCACTACCACCAACGGCAGTATTATTAGAACCTGTACTATTATTAAATAGTGCACTTCCTCCAATACCTACATTATTAGCACCAGTAAGATTAGTATATAATGATAAAGAACCTATTGCTACATTTGCTGAACCAGATGTATTACTTAATAAACTTTGAGTACCTATAGCTGTATTAAAACTAGCATTATTATTCAATAGAGCACTCTGTCCAACTGCAACATTATCTAGACCTGCCGTATTTAATGTCATAGCACCTTGTCCTATTGCTATATTTTGTTCACCTGTAGTATTATTAGATAAACTGTTATGACCTAAAGCAACATTTCTTCTTCCTGATAAATTATTTATTAATGCTGAAGAACCTAAAGCTACATTATTAAAACCAGTTGTATTACTTCTTAAACTAAAATAACCTACAGCTGTATTATTACTACCAAGATTACTTCTTAAACTATCTGTACCAACTGCTGTATTAGATGCATTACTTGTTGCTGTGCTTAATGCATTTGTACCAATAGCTGTGTTACCAATACCTGTGGTACTTAATCTAAGAGCACCTTCTCCAAAAGATGTAGATGATGCAACATTACCTCTACCATTATTCCAAATAGTTTTATCAGCAAGATCGTATTCAAGGTGAGGAATTTGAGTTTGATATACTGGAACATTTAATGTACCACCAATATATGTTGCAGCTCCTCCTGTGCCTGTAGTAGTAAGTGTTACTCCCCCTAATTGATCTTCAAGATCTTTGAAGAAAATACCTGCAGGTTGATAGTCTGATCTATTACTTGTATCTCTAACACCTACAGGTATTATATCATTGGGTGCTAATGTTTTTTTAATCTTCTTAGTTTTGAATAAATTAAAAAAATTGTTTATGTTATTTAACATGGTTCTTTATTTTACAATTCTTACTTCTCCTGTAGGAGTACTATATAATTCTCCAACTTTAAGACCACCTGCAATAGCTGCATTGTTATCTGAAAATTCTCTTCTTACATTTGCTAAGAGTGCATTAAGATGACCAAACTTAGCTGGAGCCATATCATTTTCAGTCTTTAGATATGGGTCTGGTGATACTGCTACAAACTTTACCATAATTTTAAAATATTACTGATTATAAATATGCAGCATGTTCAGTTATACGAACTCTGTCTATAAATGCTTCATCAGCAGCATTACTTAATTGAATAGCAAATAAAATGTAAATCTGACCTAGGTCTACAGTTGAATTTTGTATAGTATTACCTGTATTACTTAAATCACTTGCAGATTGTGTTAATCCATTAAACATTGTAAATACAGTATCTATTTTTTTAACATCTCTAAAATTTCTT